CACAAAGTTGTTTTGCCATATCGCAAAATGGACATGGTGTTTTTCCATAAATCTCTATCATAATGTTTCCTCAATAAATTTACCAATTGTTTCTATATCTTGTTCTGATAACATACCAGCTTGAGCCCACATTGTAGAACTCATATTACCTACTGTTTCTCTGTTCTTGTATGCATATAATCTACTTGTAATATAGTCTGCATTTTGTCCTGCAAGTTTAGGGAATGGTCCCATCCCTTCTCCTTCTTGGCCATGACATGCTGCGCATCCAGCCCATAATCCCTTAATAGAACTAAATTCATCTTCGGCGGCCAATGCTTGTTTACGTCTTTCTATCTCAGATGGTGTGCCATTTAGTTTAACATATTCTATATAACATTCACCTGTACATGATGTTGTTCTTGGCACATCTTTATATTCTAAATTATTATATGCCATAGCAATTGTACCAATCATTGCCAAACATATAGCTATTATATATCCTTTCATTATAATTCCATTCCTTTAAATGTATCCTCCGATACGTCTTGTTTAACTCCACCTACAACATACGAACTTATTTCCGTTTCTTGTGGTGCAACTTGTACATTTCCTCCAGATATCCATTTCTCCGTCCAAGGTAGTGGATTCATTTGAGGCACAGTATAAGGACAAGTCAACCCTATAGCTCTCATTCTTTTACAACCAATCCATTCAACATATTCTTTCAATATAGTTTCGTTTAGACCAATCATAGAACCATTTTTAAATAGGTAATCAGCCCATTCTTTTTCTTGTTCAATAACTTTAGTAAATAATTTTGTAGCTTGAGGTTCCATTTCTTTTGCTATTTTTTCAAAATCTTTATCTTCTTTAATTAAATTTCTTATCATAACTGTGGTCGCAGCTAAGTGAGTGTTTTCATCTCTAGCAATAAACTTGATAATCTTTGCGTTACCTTCCATCTTCTTAAGTTCTGCAAATGCCCAACTGCATGCAAAGGAAACATAAAAACGAATTCCTTCTAGAGCATTGGCTGACATCAAGCACATGTATAATGAACGTTTATGGTCCATCCTATTTGTAGCTGAATTATTATCTTTTATTAAATCATCATAGTAAGTAGCAATGTCGTTACCACATTCTAGTATTTCTTTCACATCAAGTAATCCATCAAATACTAGAGAAGGATCAGGATATATGTTTCTGATAATATGTGTATAACTTCTACTATGTATTGTTTCAAAAAACGACCATGTTTCTACCCAGTTTTCTACTTCAGGTAATGAAGCAATTGGTAGGAATGCAATATTAGGTGCTCTACCTTGAACACTATCTAATAGTATTTGCCTTTTGAGATTTGATGTAAAGATATGTTTTTCATGTTCAGTTAATCCGTCGAAATCTTTTTTATCTTTTGAAATATCTACCTCTTCGGGTCTCCAAAAGAATCCTAATTGTTTTTCTGTTATTTTTTCGATTTGTGGATATTTAACCAAATCAAATCTTTGTATATCTACAGATTCATCTAAGAACATATTTTTAGTTAGATGTGATTTTTTGCTTTTAGTTAGTATTCCCATTTGGTCTCCATGATATGTCTGATTTTGTTTCTATTGCATCTTGTGCACATTGTATATATTCTCTGTCTTCTCCACTTAACACAGACCAAAACTTGCTTATCGTTAATGTATGTTCATAAACGACTTCCGGCCTTTTCATGTGGTAGTCTTGTTCCATCCAATTTTGCAGGATGTCCATTCGTTCGTTAATTTTACTTCTTAAATCTTGCAAGAGTCACAATCCTCGTCATCTATAATTGGACTTGTACCAATTTCATATGTATGATGTTCTTCTTCCATTTCTCCAGCACCATCATATGTATTGAAATAATATAATTGCTTCAATCCATATTTATATGCTGTTACCAAATCCTGTATCATTACTGACATAGGTATCTTATTATCCTCAAAATGCTCAGGATTATAAGATGTGTTTACGCTGATTCCTTGGTCAATATATTTTTGTAATATACCACAGATACCAAGATACCCTGCTGGAGACTTTTGATCCCAGAGTAAATCGTACTTATTTTTGAGATGGTGATAACCAGGTACAACCTGAGCCATAACCCCATCTTTACTTTGTTTATATGATACTAAAGCTCTAGGAGGTTCAATACCATTTGTACTATTACTTATCTGAGCACTTGTTTCAGCAGGCATTAATGCCATAAGAGTAGAGTTTCGAATACCAGTTTCCCTGAGTTGCTTTCGCAAATCTTCCCACGGTAGACGTTCTCTGAACTCGATTAAATTATCTATCGCTCTCTTATAAGTATCGATAGGAAGTACTCCTTCGGAATATTTCGTATCATTATTATATATTACTTTTCCTTTTTCAAGAGCTAGGTTTGCTGACGCTTTTATTAAATAATACGACCATGCTTCTGCATATTCATCTACTATTTCATATGCTGATTCATCATATTTTAATCCACGTTTTGCTAGGAAATATGCTAGATTGATAATACCCACACCTAATGGTCTTCTACCCATAGTGCCTTTTTCTGCAGCAGCTACAGGATAATCTTGATAGTCAAGTAATTCATCTAAAGCTCTAACTGATAAGTCACAATACTTTTCAAATTCATGTGGCTCATTTATTAAACCCCAGTTAATTGCAGATAGAGTACATAGTGATATTTCACCTTCACTATCTGCATCCATTGGCTTAGTTGGTAAATCAATCTCACAACATAAGTTACTCATTTTAATTGGAGCTCTTCTTGGATTAAATGCACCATGATCGTTTGCATGGTCAACATTCATAACATAAAGCCTACCAGTATCTTTTCTTTCAGTTAAGAATTGAGAAAAGACTTCAAGTGCTGGTAGAGTTTTCTTTCTAATTGAATAAGCTCTTTCATACTTTTCGTATAACTCTTTAAACTCATCTTGATCAGCAAAGAATGCTTCATATAATCCAGGAACATCATTGGGGTCAAAGAACGTAATATTACCACCAGTTAATAATCTTTCATACATTAACTTATTAAATTGAAATGCATAATCCATGTGGCGAACACGATTCTCTTCAGTACCTTTATTGTTTTTTAATACCACCAAATCCTCAAACTCATAGTGCCAAACTGGTAAATAAACAGTTGCAGCTCCTCCACGTACACCTCCTTGGGAACAGCTTTTGACAGCACTTTGAAAATATTTGAGGAATGGTATTAAACCTGTATGGACAACTGAACCGTCTCCAACTTTTGCACCTTCTGCTCTAATGCGACCCGCACCAATTCCTATTCCTGCTTTTTTACTTATATATTTAACAATAGAAGTAGAAGTAGCATTAATGGAATCGAGACTATCGCCAGACTCAATAAGAACACAGGAAGAGAACTGTCTAGTTGGTGTTCTAACTCCAGCCATGATCGGCGTAGGTAACGAAATGTAAAACTGAGAAATTGCATCATAGTAATCCTTTACGTATTTTAATCGGTTTTCTTTATATCCACTAAATAGTGTCGCTGAAACCATCATGTATAACATTTGTGGTGTTTCATAATGTTCTTTAGTTCTTCTATCTTGGACAAGATATTTACCACGGAATTGTTCCATTCCAGCGTATGTAAACGTATCGTCTCTATCATGTTTGATATAATCATTAAGTTCATCAATTTCATCAGGAGTGTAATTTTTTGCTATAGCACCGTCGTATACACCACGCTCTATATTATTAATTATCAATTCCTTTAGATGAAATGGTTCATATTGGCCATATACTTCTTTTCTCAATTTGTAACTGATAAGTCTAGCTGCCACAAATTGATAGTTTGGTGTTGCATCAGAAATGAGCTCAGATGTAGATTTTATTAATAGCTCATGAATATCATATGCTGGGATTTTATCGTATAATTGAATATTTGCTTTAAGCTCAATCTCTGACATAGAGACACCAGTGATATCTTCTACTGCCCATTCTAAAACTTTGTGTACTTTATCTAAATTGAAAGGTTGAATACTTCCATCTCTTTTTGTAACATTCATACTGTTTATCCCGTTCATTATAATATATATTATACCACAGTTTACCCTAAATGTAAACTACTTTTTTTCTAATTGTTCTATTCTTTTTACCAAGTCATTGTATCCGTCAAATTCTTTTAAACAGATAGGCGGGTGAGAATCACGTTCTAAACATGCAATTCTTTTTGATATGCCTGGCCACTTTTGATGAAACTTTTTTTCTTGTTTGATTATATCAATACCAAGTTTCTTTTCGCACCAAGCATCTAGTTTGAGTAACCAAGGGTGTAATGGTTTAAAGGCTATATTCTTTGAAGCTAAAGAAAATATAAGTTTTAATACTTTTAATATTAAACCCCACATTTACTTTTTCTCTACTTCAACTGCTACGCCTTCCTCACCATTTGGTAAAGTTACGTTCCTATAATAAACTATTACTTCACCTAGTTCTCTAATATATCTTCGGATCTCTTGATTATTAACTGTCATTTGTTTGTAATCACCAACAGTTGTAGCTACGAAAACAATGTCTCCATTATTTTGAGATTTCATATCATCAAGGAATCTATCTAAATACGTATAACCTTCTGGCCATTCAGGATGTTCTCTATCCTGGATAGCACATGACTTTGGTCTTTTATTTTCTACCTTTTTACAAGGATTAGCTATTCTTGCTTCAGATACGACATACCACTTTGGAGTATTTAGAGAAACTTCTCTAGGCAATGTTGGTTGTATTATTTGTAACTCTATTGGTTTGGATACAACCTCTAGCTTTTTAGTTCCTAATAGTGAACAACCACTAATCAGAAGAACTATTGCTAAGTTCACTAATGTTTTTAGTGTCATTTTCAATCTCCTTTATCACTTCTTCAGTACCTTTATTAAATCTTATTTCCATAAGACCAGGTTTAGCTATAGCTAATTTTTCAAAATTATGTTTAGATAGTATACTTAGATACTTATCTTTATCTGCTTCAATCTGAGCATTCTTACGAGCAAGATTTGATAATTCTTTACCTTGCTTTTCGTAATTTTCTTTAATTGCATTTATAGTTTGCTTTTGTTCTTCTACAGCAACCTCAAGCTTTATATTATTTGCGGAAAGTGTTTGGTTCTCATTATATAACCAATAGCCACCTAATCCTAATACTAATATAATTCCTATTAACATTTGTTGCATTATTCGTCCTCTATCCTATAACGTAAACCATTCATACCTCTAATATGAACAGTTTTTTTATCTTCTGTTCTAAACTTTAATTCCTTAAAATTGGATTTAATTATTTTACGAACTCCATGCCATACTTGGTCATCTTCATTTCCCCATTGGCTATCAAAAGACACATGTACTACATAACGAACAGTAAAATGACTTTTTATCCATTTATAAAAACTGTTTATACTATTAAGTATCTTTTTTAGCTGCTTCACGTTGTGCTCTCTTAGCAAGCATTCGTTCTATAAACTTCTTGCCCTCTTTAGTTCTACCATCATAAACTTTCTTTTTACGTTTAACCAATGACTTATGTCCGGCATCTGCTGGAAGCGATACACCACCGCCCGAAACAGAATTAGCTGCAGCATCTTCCCACTGCTTTAAGTATTCATTAAACGATTTAGTATACTTTGTTGCCATTTTATCTCTCTATGTTATATTGTGAAACATATATATCCATGCCGGTAGGAATATGTTTAGCTTTAAATATATTTATATCTAATACTTTACCAACAGGAATAGTATGTTCATCTACTCTTATCTTGGTACCTTTTTTAAATATATCTTCACCTGTTTCTTCATGACATAAATTATCTTTAAGTATATAAGTACCTATTTTTAATTCTTCGAAATCTGTTACGTAGTGACTACTTTCATGTATAAAATTATCTAGTGTAAGGTCAGCTTTATCTAATGCATTTTCAATTTCTTCATCGGTCATACCTGTATGTTCTCTAATGAGAAATAATGCTGCAGCATAAGACCCTACTTTACCAAGTGGAATTATCTTTTTAATATTAAATACTAATCTATGAAATACAGTATAAGAATTCTTTTCCTCTTTAGTTTTTCTTTGTTTGCCTTTTTTTAACACTTTACCTTTATCATCAATAACACCATGTTCATAAGCATCAGTTTTATCAAAAGGTGTAACTAGTAATTTAAGAAATCTTATAGCATAAGCAAAGTCAGCAATTGCTGTTAATGATTCTCTAATTAATGTTCTTCTTGTCATAGTTTCCTTAATACGTCTACAATATATGGATCCATTGGTATTTCTACACCTTCATCTTCAGGTAAATAGTTTAAGTAAACTAAGAATGGTTTAACTACATGAAAGTGCTCATCGTTAATTTTAAACCACATCATTTTATTACAAGGATTTATACCAAAGACATTATATAAAACTATAATGTGATTAAGTATTAATCTTACTTGCAAATCACCTGTTAGTTCATACCTTTTAAGTAATCTCTTAAGGTATTTAAATCTACTTAGGTCTTGCTTAAACTCTTCTATGTCTAAGCAATCTGGATTATCATAGTACTTAGCTGCGTAAAGCTTAAAATTTCTATGTGTCAATTTATCAAAGTTTTTCATATTATAAATTATATATACAAATCAAATGTATTAGTTTTTGTAAATTTCAGTTCCTTTAATTTTTTTCTTAATTTGTTGTAGAACTTTCATATCACCATATAACTCAACTTCAGTAGGATTATTGTCTATGCCATTAAATGATGCAATATTATAATTGCCTTCTATGTCCATTAATAATGCACCTAAGTTATCTATATTCTTAAAATGTTTTTTCTGAATATAAGCTCTTGCTTGACCTTTACGATATCTGTCTTTATACATAGGTAAATCTTTTACTGATGTCCTTTCAGATATTGTTTTTCTTAGTTCAAAATAATCTTTCATTAGTCTTCCTCGTTGTCTGCTTCGTAGTTTTTATCTACATAATTAAAAAACTCTTTTTTCTTATCGCCTTCTAATTCAGCAGGTGATTTAACACCAAACTTTTTCAAAGCAGCTTGAAAGAATTTTTGATATTTTTCTTTTTTAGATTCTGCTGCAGTAACCTTTTCTTCAACTTCTACTTCTTCTTTAGCATTTAGTCTTTCTTTTTCTTGGTCTTGCTTCTTTTTCAAACCTTCTTTTTCTTTTGCATGTTTTAGAGCTTGTTGAGCTTTTTCTTCAGGAGATGCAGCTTCTTTAGTAACTGTACCATCTCCCTTCTCACCTGATTTTTTAATCACGTGCTTTTTCTTAAACTCTTTTTCGCCTTCAGGTCTTGGTTCTTCAACCTCGTTTACCTTTTTCTTTTCTTTTTTGACAGCCTTTCCTTCCAACACATCTTTTACGACGGATGCAATCTCTAGGCCTTCTTTATCAGTTAATTTCATTTAGTTATCCTCCGTTAAAGTAACCACTGTGTAATACCATTTCCCAAGTAAATGCTGATATTAAACCAACAACAATTACCCAGAAAACTTTATTTATTAAAGCAACAGTATTAGAATTGCCGGTTGCCAACATTTCTACTCTGTCTATTCTATTTATAAGATTTTGTATCTGCTCTGACTGTTGTTTACTAAAACTTGTAAGAGTATGTATTTTCTCTTCCGCTCTAGCTAACATAACAATAGCCTCTCCCATCTGGTCAATCTTTTCTTCAATTCTGTCCAATCTTTGAGATTGGATTGTATAAACCTGTTTGTCTTCACTCATCTCTGAATATAATCCTACATTTAAGAGGAGTTACACCTCTAATTAATCTATGTTAATCACCTTTTTTAATTTCAAAGATCATACCGACTTCTAGCAAATACGGTAAACAATTATCGTATTGAAATTGCCAACCTTCTCCTTCAAGTATTTCAATCTCACGGCACTCATTGTCTCTATGCCATACATATTCAGAATCATCCTTAGTAGGATAAAATGTGCGAACAACTCCACCGATGTCAACTTCCTCGATAAACGGAAAGTTTATTTTACCAGAAATAGCTGCCGCCACCTTTCATCCCTAAGTCTTTTGCAAATTTTGGTAATCTGCATGCCCAGTATCCTGCTTTCATTTTATCTGTTTTAGTATCACAGTTATGTCTTGAAGCAAAATTCCTAGCTGCATCTCGATCGTTTATCTTTGCGGATAAACCACCCTTAGCATCTCCAAAATTTATCTTTTTTACGTTACCAGTTTTTGGGTCTTTTACATATACAACATATTTGCTTGGACCTGCTGACCGTTTTGGTTTATTTAATTCAGGTGCTTCTACCATAGGCATTTCTAAAGGTACGTATTTACCTTCATATAAATCGAATCTTTCTTTCCATTCTGTAAATGTTTTAACCTCCGAATTCATGTCCTGCTACCCTTTTCATTTGTTTTTTAAATTCAGCATAATCTGGTTTAGTCTTATAGAGTTTAATAGATATTCCGTCTCGCTCTTTACCCTTTATTCTCCATTTATAACCATCTTCTTTATGCTCTGGTTTAGTTGTTTTTACAACTCTTCTTTTAAATCCATCTTCCCAAGATTCGCCTTTCTTTTTGCCTGTTCCTTCTTCTACTTCTTCTTTAGGAACACAATTAGGAACCTTTTTGCCGTTCTTCATTTTAGTACCAACTTGTACATATCCAGGCCAACACGGTCCTTTATTCTCAAAAAATGATTTAAAGTCTTTCATCTTTTATTTCCCTTTTCTAAATCATATAAAAAAGCTTTATTCTTTTGTTGACCCTTTGTAGTAATCTTTAATCCAACCATTCTTGCTATATTATTAGCTATTTCAATATTACCTTTCTTTAAATCTTTTTCTAATTTAGATTGAACATCTTTAAGCATAAGTTTTACAATATTAGTTACACTCATTACAAGTGGTGCTCTTTCATCTACTTGTATTGACTCTGGTAATGACATTATAAACTTAGCTACTTTTTTCTTAGGGCCTTCCACAGATATATCTAAACCACCACTTCTAGATTTATAGCTTTTTGGTTTCAGCCCAGCTTTCTTAGCGAGTTGAACCGCAACTCTTGCGGTGTCTGCATCCATATCTACTAACTGAAACTTTTCTTCTCTGATTTGTTTAAATGTTTTCATTATTTACCTAGCAAATATTTATCGTAAAATCTATCAAGACTACGATCATCATCTGGCCCTGCCATGTGATCATTTTCTACAGCCCAATCTATTAGATCATCTTCTGCATCTTGATCAATTGATTTTCTACCTTTACCTCTTACAAAAGTTTCTATTTCTTTTTTATATTCTTTACACCAGTCAATCCAGTCTTTATCTCTACCGAATTGTTTGAGTATATCATTAAAACGTTTTTCTAGTAATTCTTGTTTAAATTCATTAAAGTTTTTCATTACTTACTCTCGTTAAAATCATCTTTAATCATCTTACCTACAGTCAAGCCACGTTTAAGATTACCTTTAGCATCTACTGCTTTAGGATACATTTTACCAATTAGGTCATTATAACCTACAAGTATATTTAATAAGTCAGCTTGTATTTCTTTTGTTGAAATACCTTTAATTACTTTCTTAACTGCACCGAGGTTACCTTGAGCAAGAGCTCTAGATACTGCCTGATAGTCTTTCTTATCTTGACCGCTTTCTTTATTAGAAAGCCTTGCTATATTCTTAGTAGCAAGAGTTAAGTCTTGATTATAATTTTCATTAACTGATTCTGACATTGCTTTGAGAGCTATTGCATTATATTTTGCAATTACTTTTTTATCATCAGCTTTAACTTTAACTGTAAAGTGTCCACCAGTTTGCTTTTCACTATCTAGAACAGTTCCTCCTTTAACCTTTAATGCTTTCATCATAAACTTATTAAGGCTTAACTTATCAAAAAATGCATATGAAAAGTTTAACTCATTTATAACTGTTTCTTCGTTTTGAACTTCTTCATTAGCCAATCTTAGTGCATCTTTAACTACAGGATCATCGCCCAATCCTCTTTTCATTCTTTCTATTTTCTTGTAAGCACCGGTCATATTACCACCCATGTCAATAGCAATCTTGACAGCTGCAGCAATTAGAGCAGGTGGAAACTTACTACTATACTTTTCTCTTAATTCTTTAAATTTCATTTTATTTCTCCTAAACTTTTGCAGCTAAATCTTTATCTGCTTTACCCCATGTTCCTTTACTTTTAGTAACAAAAGAGTTAACTCTTGCTAATCCCCATTGTACAGGTGTAGTGCCAGGTCTATGTCCTGTTTTCCAAGCAGCTACTCCTCTATCAAAAACTTTTTTCAATATACTGTATGGCATTCCTGACTTATCAGCCTTTTTCGTTAATGCCTTTTTAGTATCTTGTTCTGTAATTGTAAAATCTTCAAACGTTAAATGCTCTGCCATTTCACCATACATTTGTTTAAACTTTTTAGTATGTTTTGATGGTTTAGTTTTTGCAGTTGCATCGCCTGGAGCTTTACTATATGCTTTTGGATTATCATCGTCCATTTTAGACTTCTTAGCAAAATGTCTAGCTCTAGCTTGTTTTGTTGATTTTGTTTTTAAACCTTTATAATAACCTGCAGGTTGTGATCCTTTTCTATCTTTTATATCAGGGTCTTGTTTTACTTCTGAAAACGGTGTGTCTTTTAAATATTTTTTTAGTAACTGTTTTGTACCAATTTCGTTATATTCATTAATCTTTTCTACAGCATCTAACCAATATCTTTTCTTATCACCATTAGATTCTACTATAACATAATTTGCACCACAATATTCTATAGTACCTTTTTCTTCTGATTCTTTAATAATAACACCATCACCTATATTATATAAGCTTCCTTCTACATATTCTTCTCTAGTTTCTGATACTGGAGATAATTGCACATGTTTTCTGAATGATGTTTTTTCTTTTAAACCCATTCCTTTTCTAACTGCATTAAATAAATCATTAGGTTGATATCCTGAAGGCAATCCCTTAGAAAAGCCTTCAAGATCATTTTGTTGAGCGGTCATTCGCATTTTTGAAGCTGACATACCAGATGCACCTTCTGCATCAGGATCTCTTTCTCCAGCACTGACTACATTTATAGCACCCTGGAATTCGTAAAAACCATGCCTTGATTTGACACCGTTATATTTGTTTAGTAGTATTTCAAATTCTTTTATTCTATCTGACCCAGCAACCATAGTCATTTTAGTAAACCCTTGGTCATATAGTTTAACTGCTATATCTAAAACAGTTCTTACATCTTTATCTGACATAACACTACGTGCATGTTTAGGAAACATTTTTCTGAGAAATTTGATTTTATCTTTGAATAAGAGTGGATTCTTTTTGCTATCCACTGATTTTGAAGCATATATACGATATGCTTGCCCACGGCTAACTTTTTTCAGATGATCAAACAATTTTAAATGTCCAATCGTAGGAGGATTAAATCTTCCAAATACGAAAGTAACTTCTTTTGTTGACTCTGTTAAAAAATCGCTAAATGATTTAACTGACATGTATTCCCTCGGTATCCCATTTAGTTGGGGTTATCCCAACCTTTTATAATATCTTTGCTAAAGTTGTTTGTAGAAAATTCCATTCTATCTACAAGCTTAACAGCACCACCTTCTAATCGATCTATTGCCACAAAACCTTCAACGCCGGTGACCTTAAATCCATTTTTAGTTTTAACAAATGTATCTATTTTAGATAGTTTGTTTAATTTATTTATAATAATTAATTTGCTATCGATGATTAAATTTTGTAAATCAAAGATTAATTTTAAATTTTTTATGTTTTCTTTACTGAAAAACTTTAATAAAGCATCTCTTTTATCTGATTGAGTCGCCTTACCTTTATCTGAACTTCTTTTATCAATCTCTTTTTGATATCTAGTATTAATCCACATCACTAAACCAGTAGCATGTTTCTTAGTATCTGTAATTCTTTGTCCTTCTCTTACCTTTGTGTTATTATATACATTAAGTAACATATTAAGTTCTTTATTAGCTTCAATCTCTTTTAATACACCACTTGCTATTTTTCTGAATATTTTTCCAGAATCTGATAATTTTTTGGATATTACTTTATTGTCATCTGCGGTTAATGTGGCAGTACCTGATAAATCTCGAAGTGTTGCATCAACCATCCATACCTTTGAACTCTTTTTAAGTTTAGGTACAATCTCTCTTCCAAATTCTGCACTCATAGATTCGAATGTTCCACCTTTATAAGTAGTATGCCATACAATACCTATTTCAGCTTTACTTATTTCTTTACCTAATGCACTCTTTTCTGGAACAGCATATGCAATTGTATTCGGGTGAAATACTATATGTTTAAGTCCATTGATATTTTCCCTTTTAAGATCTTTTTTCTCAAACATGAAATCACCTTGGATAACACCTTTAATTCCAAGACCTTTGAGATTATCAAATGCCATTTTTAATTTACGGCTTAAATCACCTGATGTGTCACCATCTATATCTTCATGTGATTTATATATTTTTGGATTAGCATTAAATATACCTTTCTTGGCTACAAAGAATTTACCATCGCTTGGATCCTCTCCAGCAAATACGGCGGGGGCACCGTCCCACTTAACAGTAATGTCCATTGGTGCTTTCGCATTACCGCTCAACATATCCCTCATTGACCTAAGCGCTAGGATTGCTTGGCGTGCCCCCTTAACTCCACCGTCCAAGATTAAGTCCTCAATATGAATCATATGAGTGTTCTTGGCTTCGGCTAAATATCTATTAAAATTTTTCATATTCTATATATTCCATTAATTTATTTGCAAGTAATATGCCTGCGTTATAATCTGCTGGGTAATGTAACCCTGCTATTACTCTTCCGTACCCACATTTATTTGCCATACTTTCTAAATTTGATTTATGGTTAGGATACTTTTTAGCATAATGTAATGCTACAACTAATGGCTGAACTGTATGTCCTGATGGATACGATGGTGTACTAGCAGTTTCGCTTTTAAACCTTCTAAGTTCTTTATTGTAATATGCAGCAATTTGATATGGCCTTGGCCTATTAAAATGATTTTTATAATGTCTTATAATTGGAACACATTGTTTTTCAATATATTCTATTACAGCATTTTCATATTTTAAATCATTTTTATTCATATAATCTTTAATCATATATGATGCATCAGTATCGCATAATTCATATTCTTTCTTTTGCGCATCTGTAGCTGAATGACATATTTCAATTACTTTGTCAATTTCTACCTTTTCCGGGGGCGGAGGCGGTAGCTGTATTGTTTGCCATCCATCTTTAAAGATTTCTATATTATTATATTTAGCAGGTTTAAGTTCATCTTGTGGTTTATACACTGAGATGTCTTCTGTTATAAATTGTTTTAATCTACGCATTATTTCCCTGCCTTAACATACGCACTAGATTCTGCCGTAGAAGAACCTGCATAGTTAACAAAATTAGTAACCAATTCATTTATTTTAGATCGTGGTACATGGTTAATATTATAGCCAAGTTGTGTAATAGCAAACTTAGCTGATATCCAATGACCTGGCATTGTAATTAATTTAGCTTTAAAATCATCATAAGAATCATTCTTATAAAAGTAATTATAATACTTATAAAATTCTTTTATTGATTTTTCATCTTGCTTTCTTTCAATTGCTTTAGCTATTTTTTTAGCTTGTTTTGATATAGGCTGTAGTTTATACTTTTTACCATATCTTTCAAGGTAACCACTCATTTCACTCCAACCGATTCCACCACCTCTTGCTTTCTTACCTTTGATTTCTGCTTTTACAGAACCAAAATGTTTACCGTCTTTAATTGACATTTCACCACCGTCGTAATCTATATGACCCATCTTAGATGACCAAAAGTTTCCACCCTTGGACTCTAATCTAAAGTCTTTAAATCTATAAGTTTTTAATAATGATTTATCAATATTGTATTCCTTTATAGGAACAGATTTTATCATAGGACCTTTAAGAGATATACCTACACAACTTCTATTTAAATAATTTTCTAATATGTCAGCATTTAATCCATCAACTGTAGCTGTGTTTAAACTATTAATATCAAATGATTTATCTACTGCCCATACATCACCAGGATTCCATTTATCGTCTTTAAGTTTTTTCAAATTCATATTAGCAAATGCTTCATTTTTCTTTTGATATATACCATTCATTATTTTACTATTTCTATGAATAACATGACCTTTTTTAACATAACCTAGTTTAATTAATTCTTGAGATATATTATAAGATGATAACATCCATTCATCTGGTATATTTTCTAGTTCATTCCATTTAGCATCTACATCAGCTAACTTATGAGCATTCTTTAATATATCATTAGTAAAAAATTCTAGTGGTTGTTTATGACCATGCTCTAACATAGCGTGTAAGAATACTGCATTATGAGATTCATAAATTTTTGTATTTAAACTACCGCCACCAGCACCACCAGATTCACCGCCAAATACTTTTGATTTTTTAAGATCATTTGTATAAATGGTACCACCGTTAGTTTCTAATGGAATTCCACCTCTACCAAAATGTAAAGAATTCTTTTTAAATAATTTGATTTTTTCCAGAGCGTCTTTAATATTGACTACGACGACTGTACCACCTTTTGCTAATTCTAAAGGTTTACTTCCACGAACCAAATCACGAAGAATATCAATTCTTGCTTCTCCGCTTTTAGAATTTTTTTCGTCTAGAACAGACGGTGTTAATTTAGTACCTTCACTAATTACTTGTGGTTTATTAATAAAAGATTTAAAGTTCATAAATAGATTCCTTTTTATATAATCTATTTATACATTTACTAAACCTTAAAATATGGATTTGGAATAATATTTCCTTTATTATCAAAAGAAATTACTCTGTTTTCATGTAACATATCTATAGTACTTTCTGCACCTGAACGTACACCGTCTTTATGGCCTATTTTGTAGGATGACCACCCACAGCATATAACACATACAAAAAATATGATATAGAATGCTATATCCACTTTTGTTCCATAACTACATCATAGCCTTTTTCTTTCATTTGTTTATAAAATAAAACTGCATCTTGCATTCTATCAAAAACATAATCAGCTACTGGTAATTTTGTTTTACCTTTAGTAGCAATTACTTGAAATGATTGAGCTTTGCTTTCTCTCTCAATAAGATCATCTATCTTACACTCAATCTCATCAAGTTTAGATAATACGTCATCAATATTATACATTTTCAAATACCTCAATAATTGTATATACTAAAAGAGCAACTGCACCACCATATAGGAAATATATTGCTCGTGTTGTTCTTTCAAATGAAGCATCGAGTTTATCGAATGACTTCATTGCTTTTTCATAATTTTCTTGTACTTTAGGATTTTCCATTTAATTGTTCCTCAACTAATTTTATTACTTTTTCTTTTTTATACCATAAACCTGAAAAGGTTGTGGTAGCACCGTTTTGCCATTCGACTATATATCTCTTATAGCCGTATGGTCTTTCAGAGAATATTCTTACGTCTCCGTAATTAGCCTCTAATAATCTCATAAGGCATAATAGTCCCAACCATGCTTTGCGCATAGTTTCTGAACATGAGCCCATGCTTTAGGGTTCATGCCGAAGAAGTCATCGCACCTACGACACTCCTTCTTAAATGTTAATACGTATTCTCTATCATCCATAATATACTTCACTCCTTTCATAAATATATAAATCAACTCTTTCAGCATGTTTCAAAGGTAAACTCTGATCATATGCATTCCAATGTCTGCCATCTTTTACAGCAGCTTCTTTTCTAGGACCTCTCCCTTGAAGCTTTACTCTGTATCTTGGAAATTTTACACCAGCCTTGTTTTTCCATGGACTTTCTTCTGCCCATTTTGCTTCTCTATTGACTGCTTTAATAACTTCTCTAATTTTTTTAACTTCTAACATATCACCTGCACATTCAGTCCAATATGATCCAATAAAACTCTGTGATCCTCTAGCCATTATACGCACCTCGCTTCAAATCTTTCATTTGCTAATTTTTCTATAGCCCAATCTCTATCTGTCATACCAACTCTTTCGTCCCAAGAATCACACATTCCTGGTTTCATTCCACCGTCTAATTCTCTTAGAATCGCACTAGTTGACATTTGCTCTACATCCTCTACGATGCTTTCTATTATTACTTGATTTCTTTCATTTGACATATTTATTAACTCCTTTTTTATTAAATATAAATCTATTATACCATAGTTTGATAGATATGTAAATAGTTTTTTTAAGATTTTACACAATTGTAACAGAATTGTAACACTCCTGTAACATTACTCAAAAGAAAGGGGCCCGAAGACCCCTTATGAACTTACAAGTGCTTAATTAAGCAACTTCTGATTTAACAAAAGTGTAGACACCGTAAGCAAGTGCTACCCAGGCTAACCAATCAATTAGTCCACCTAATAGAATATATCCAAGGGATAATCCTATGATCACACCGCCATCCCAAGATGTTCTTTCTGACCATCTTGATACGACCCATTCTTTTGCTACATTTAATAGTTCCATAAAGTCTCCTCTTTATACTTTGAAATCGGCGAAAGAATCATTCTGTTCTCTTTCACCGAACTTATTTATAGGTTTGTCGGGAGTCATATCAGACATTATATCTGACTGAGCCGACTCTTCCACATCATATAGTTTCATGGGGGAACGATCCACACCAACCACGAATCTTCGATATTTGGTTGGATCATTATACCTATTCTTCAATTGCTTTACCAGTAATTGACCTAACTCTTCAAGTTCCTCTGTTGAAATAAGAGCAAACATTAAGTCAGCCGTTGCAGGTAAACCAAAAGATTCAGATGTATCCTCTAAGCCAACATCGGTATTACCGAAGCCAGACCTTGTGGTCTGAGTTGCCGACATTATCGGTACATTGAATTCCACAGCTAATCCACGAAGTTCTTCCGCAATAGCTTTAATATATGTATAACTATTTATACTTCCGCCCATGCCTCGCATACGCGATGATGCACAAATATTCAAATAATCTATATATATTATGTCTGGTTTAAAGTTTTTCTTGAGTTTTAACTCATTTAGTAGTGCACGGAAGTGACCGGTATGAGCAGAACCTGTAGGATATTCTTTTACAATTAACTTACCAATAGACCCTTTTGCAATCTTTCCAATCTTATCGTCAAATACTTTTTTAGGTAAAGATGATAATTGTTCGATTGGCAAATTCATAAGGTTAGCATCTATTCTTTCTGCTATTCTCTCTTCAGCCATTTCCATTGTGATGTATAAAACGTTTTTGCTTTGCTCTAAAACTGATGCTGCACAATGACACATAAACAAAGATTTACCAACACCAGTTCCAGCAAGAGCAATATTTAATGTTTTATTTGGTAAACCACCTTTTGTAATTTTGTTAAAGTAATCCAAATCAAATGGAATTCTATCTTCTTTAAGATTATAAAAATTAAATCTTTCATCAGAATTATCAATATAGTCATGTCCTATTGCTTGGTCAAATGATACACCTAATGCATCAGATAGTATTTCAGGTATAGCACCTTCACTTCTCTCTGTATCTTTTTTATCAATGATCTGAATAGATTCCATTATAGCATTATAAACTGCTCGTTCTCTACACCAGTTTTCAGATTCTTTAATTAGGTAATCTGTATCAATATCAGACTTTTCTTGTATTTCATCAATAAGTCTTGATGCTTGATTTAATATTTCTTCATGTGCACTAATCTTTTTTAGCTCAAGATCTAATACTTTAGCTGTTGGTAATTTATTATGTGCATTTACAAAACTTACTATTAAATCAAATACCGTTCTATGAGAACCATCAAAGTATTCCTTTTTAACATATGGAATTACTCTTCTGCAATATTCTTCATTGTTGAGTAAATGATTAAGTATGTGTGTTGGCAGTATCTGACTCAATATTTCCTATCCTTGCTTTTTCGCTATCTAAATTATGTTCTATAATATGTTGTAAGACTGCACCCATGTAATTCTTAAAGTGCTCATCTTTTTCTAATTCATCAACAGTATGTTCTGCTGGGTCAGCTATTTGAAATGTAAACCCTAAACTAGCCATATCTAATTCAGGGCTCTCTTTTACTGATACTGTTCCATACATAACTATTACGTCTTTATATATCCCAGTTTTATATATTACACCTTGTATAGGCTGATTTTGGTTATCCACAAATCCGTAATCTTTTTCAGTAATATCAAACATTACTCTTCCTCAAAATCTAAATCAATTTCTAGTAATGGCTTATGGCCAATTGAGTAATATGTTTTTACAAATTCTTTGAAGTCTGTATCTTTAAAAATTGGATCCCAGAACTTTTTAGTTTTAGTATCTTTTTCTCTAACCTTACCATCTTCGATTTCACCAGTAGCTTTATCAACTCTTGCATACCAACCAACATTTGGTTTAGTTACATATCCACCTGCTAAAGCAACATCTAGTATTCCACCATAGGTTGAAATACCACCTTCCCAAGTAACTTCAACTGGGATTTTAGATTTCTCTTTTACAAACCTTGATTTCTCTACATTAATTATAAAGTGATACCCTGTTATATCAGTACCTTTTTTCTGTTGTCTTCTTCCAATAATCCAAATGTTATCAGCTGAGTAGTAAATACCTGTACCACCTGAAACAATTGCTTTAGGAAATAATCCAATCTCTTGATAAGTATGATTAACAGCAAGTAAAGGGACGTTCTTCATCGTAAGATAAGGAGTAACCATTCGGAACAGTCCCTTTAACGCTTTGGCTCTTGACATATCTGCCACTGACTTTTCATTAAGTGCATCTTCTAATTCTTTCTTAGATGCAAGGTTACCGATTGAATCGATAACTATAACAACCTTATCCCCTCTTTCAAGGTTTTCTAATTGACCTGTTAGATCGAATTTAAGTTGTTCAACATTTTGAATTGGTGTATGTAATACTCTACTTGTATCAATACCAAAAGATTCAAAATACTTTTGTGGTGATCCAAACTCTGAATCATAGAATAACATTACAGCATCTTCATATTTGTTTAAATACGCAGCACCCATAAGTAATGCAAAACTTGTTTTAAAATGTTTAGAAGGTCCAGCCAATACTGTTAGTCCAGATGACAGTCCTCCCTCCATATCCCCTGATAACGCAACGTTTACCATAGGTACATCTGTAGGAATCATATCCTTCTCTGCGAATAGTGGAGAATCAGCAAGTATATCAGTACTTTTGATTTTACTATTCTTTCTCAATTTATCCATTATAGACATAATTTATCTCCTGCCTCTCGGGCTATTATATTGATTTTCCATTCTCATTTGTTTGAGTTGGCGACTTTTAGCTTCAGCTTTTTTTCTTTTTCTTTTAGCTGTAGGCTTTTCATAAAATTCTCTTTTACGAACTTCTTGAACTATCCCGGCCTTTTCACATTGCTTTCTAAACTTTCTTAAAGCTATATCGAAAGGCATCGGTTTAGACGGGCGTTTATCTTTTGGGTGCCTCTTACGAGGACTTAAATTTACTGTTGGCATAGCCACTCCTTTTTAATAATATATAATCTATTATACCATAAATTCATCTAATTGTAAATGGTTTTTTTCATATTCATACACTTTTCTTTTGTTATCTTGTAACAAGTATTCAGTGTCAATTAAATCCAACCTATTATCAAAATATAGTTTAATTTGATCCATCATATCTCTTGCAGTTTTCACTGGTACATTTTGACAGATATGGTTCAGTTGTCTTCTTGGATTTAATAACTCAAAGTCTTCAGGTAAATACATAATACTTAACATCTCTCTATAAGTTAAGAATCTATCTTCTATCGGGTGAGTTAACTGATGAGGTAAATGTCCTACAAAAGCTCCAATGTAATTATTAGGTATTGTGATTGTTCTTCTCATAGTACACCCACCAGCATATTCTTTATCGTACATTCTTTTTAATACACGATGCCATCTAACAGATTTATCATCTTCTTTATTTTCTAGTTCTTTTATAATTCTTTGCCATGCATCAAACCTGTCTTTACCCATTTCATCAAGTATATTATATAGGTTAACATTCGTTAATTCTAGGTTTTCTACATACTCTTTATGTGTCATTCCATGTTCTTTTAGAATCCAATTATAAACTACATCTTCTGAAGGTATTAGCTTGTTATGTACTTCTGACATAGGATCACCTTTCTTATTTTTTATTGATTTTAAAAGGTCTTCAATTCTTTGGTGTGGCTTGTGGATGTAATTAAATAAAGGGGTTTTATTACCTTTCCAAAAGAAATAGAACGTCCTATCTCTTATCTGAGAGTACCCATGGACAAGCGATTTAGTTTTAAAAATGGATAGTGTATACCCATGTTTTTTACCTATCTCACGTAACTTTTTAACTACAGGTACACCAGTACTTTGTGCTAATCTTGGTGCATTCTCTCCCCAAAATACTTTAGGCTGTATATTACCTAATACATATTCTGCTGATTCATACATCCAGTTATTAGTTGGACTATCGCCTGATGATGATTGACTTAATGATGATAACCCTGCACATGGACATACAGTATTTACTATATCAACCTTTTTTGCTTTATACTTTGGATTCTCATCTAGTTTTACATAATCACCAGTATAGTTTTTCTTGGTTCTTAAATAGTTTAAATAGTGAGCATCATTTGCTTCAAAGTCAGAATATGACAATACCCACTCAGGGTTTTGACCACCTAATGATTCTGAAATACCTAATGATTCACCTCCGATTAATGGTACTATTGAACCATAAGTTAAATTTTTACTTTCCATTTTTTACTCTCTCCCTAAGATCGCTTGATGAGAACGAATGTCTCCTTTTATTATAATGTATTGGACATAACCCTTTTCCTGTATGTTCAACGTCTTTGTATTCTTCACCTACTATACGAATGTCTGGATTAATTGTTAAAATCATATCAACAATTTCTGCTTCAGTCGTAAAAGGTATAACTTCGTCTACATATCTGCATGCAGATAATTGGACATACCTTTCAAATGGACTTTGTACCGGTTTGTTTTTATTAGAAGGTCTATCTACTGTAGGATCTATTAATAAACCAACAATTAAGTAATCACATAATGATTTGGCTTCTTGTAACATTACGATATGACCTGCATGAAATAAGTCAAAAGTGGAACATGTAAATCCAACTTTTGCATTTTCTGGTAATTTAGTTTTATCTAGGAACATTCACTTCTCCATTAATTATTCTATCAATTTGTTTTGCATATATTGTATATAGCGGTTCTTTATCCGTTGGAAGGTAATGTATATACTTGGGTAATTTTCTAGTTCTTGAAATATCAAAATCCTCTTTCATAATACCACTATGTACTTTTATGTCAGTACCAAATGTGGTCACATCATAACCATTCTCGGATAACCATCTGTAATAGATAGCATATATGTTTTGTTCTAAAATCCAAAACTTACCACCTATAACTCTTTTGTTTTTAGTATTTATAAATCCAGCTTTTGCTTTATATTTTTCTGTTGCTTCCATTAAAAGATTATACACATTCGGATGTAAAGCTCTATTTAGAAAAGTCATTAACATATCGTGGTCTTTATGAATAATCTGTCCTGAGTTTAATGTAAACCATGGCTTTTCTCTCATTTTAGTAATATCAACATATTCTCTATATAATGGCTCTAGTACATTTTCTACACCTTTTGACATAACTCCTAATGCTGACTCATTGTAATAAACATAATCCTTTTTAAAGTATTCATCTATTGGTTGAAGTAAAAATACATCATCGTCCATCATCATTGCTTTTTCAATATGTAATATTTTATGCACATAAGGAAACACAAACCATTTAATAGCAACTCCGTATATGTCTAGTATTTTATCAATCATATCTGGATTATCAAATAATGGTTTTACCTCTTCTAACATATCTTTTGTATAGTAAATATTAAAGGTATCAAGTATTTCACTTACGTCAAAATCTTTTTTCCTATTATCTAATATTACGTTTAGTTGTGTTTTTGTATCATCATGAAATATATTGTAGTACTTTTTAAATTGTACTAATCTATCCATGTTATTACTTATTATAAAAATGTCATTCATATCTTCTCCAAAAATCGGCTTCCGCCTGTTGTACTTTATTAATTATAAATTGTTTGTCTGGGTGATATTTGTATACTCTAATGATTTCTGCTTTAACTAAAGTAGTAATATCCTCTTCTTCAAATTTGTTATACGCACACAATGTTCTGATAGCTAAACAAGTCATATCATCGTATTGATTAATATATAATGATGCTATAAATTTAGCAACATCAAGTTCAGTACATCCAAATGTATCTAAGATAGGATCAATTAAAAATAATTCATCTTCTTTAAATAACATATTCTTGACACCAAAGTCACCATGTGAAAACGTTGGTTGTAAATCTAATTCTTTTAATCTTTGCAATGTGTCAGTAAACTCTGGTATATCTCCTGCTAATTCAATATGTCCTTTGATTCTTTTTACATAATCATCAAATGTGTAGCTATTTTCTAGTACATCCATATTTGACATTCTATCTAGTGATTCTTGTATTAATCCTAATGCTCTATATGTAAAATTATTTAAATAGAATTCGTCGTGATCAATATATTCCATTGTAATTGTATTACCTACAACTCTATCAATTCTTGGAACATTTAAATAACCATTTACATAAGAGAACCACGCATGAGCTAAGTGAGCATTATCAGCAGTCTTGTGTACTAGTTTACCATCAGTATAAATGTCTGACCCTGATAAACCACCTTCAAGTTCTCTAATATCTGTATCTATAAAATCTTCGGGTGTAATACCTTTATCATCAATATAATAAGCACCTAATGGTTTATCAAAAGATAGCATATTATAATTTACGTTATGATTACTTAACCAATTTTTAATTTGGTCACTATACTTTTCTTCTGCTTCTCCTCTTGTTTTACATGATATTGAACCTCTAGCTGTAAAAATATCTACGGTCCAACCTTCATCACTAAGTTTATTTAACTTTTCAATTAATGTCGTATTTGCCTTTGCATTATCCCAATCTCTATTTTTGGTAAATGCTATTGTGTCATCAAAATCTACTATAAGTCTTTTATTGTGCATAAGCTTTTAATTCTCCCATAATTTTATTATTTAAATATGAGCCATCATAGTACTCATCTTTAAGTAAGTTATCAAGTAAATCTCTAAGCTCTTGATATGCTTTTGGTTTTTCTTCTAAGAATTTAATTTTATTAAATAGATCTTCAGAATCTTTAACTCTAATAAAGTCAGGTACTTTAAGATTATCTTGTTCATCATACGTTGGATGTAAGAAAGGTATAATACCATAATGAGCCATTTCCCATACCTTTGCAGTTACCCAACCTTTTTTAATTGGAATACAGAATGTGTATTTTACTCTTGGTAACATCTGCATTAAATCATTAAACTTCTTTGGTCCTTTAAATCTTTTATCTTCACCTATAGTTTCAGGTTTCCATTGCCCGTATATGTCAACATCTTGTACATGGTCAAGTATATATTTCTTTAAGTCAGGATACCTAGATGGTTTACCTTCATTACATACTATCATAAACTGAATATCTTTTTCACCACTCTTTGGTTTATCTTCAAAAAAGTTATCTAAACTATTAGGCACTTCTTCTAACATTTCACCACGTTTTTTACCAATAAGAAATGTTGTTTCCAGTGCATCATAGCTACATTGGATATTATGTTCTTGTCTTGTAGGATCATCATACGATGCATAGTTTTTATGTACTATAGGTTCGTTATATTGTGAAAAGATTTTTTGTGGTGGATTCCATAAGTCTCTCATTTTACCTGGATATAATCTAGGGTCATTAAGTAACATAATCCATTTTATATCCGTATAATGATTAAGATAATAGACAGGTGGTCCAGCATACCTTCTTTGCATATCTAATGGTTTTGCAAGAACTGTATGATCAGTCATTAATTTAGAATGACCATGAATATTAGAAGTTGCTGACATACCCATCATAAAAACACCAACTTCTACTTTATAGTCAGGATTTTTAATTAATACATCTTCCATAAATTCTTGTCTATCACTTGCTGGATGGTTACGACTCCAGTTACCATCTTTTTTCCATTGTGAAAACTTTTCCCATGCATTTGTTAAATTACCATGTTCGTTTATTTCTTGTTGTCTGTTTAAAGGTAATCTATCATAATCTGATGGACATACTAAAACAAATTCATGCTCAGGATTATTACGGATTAAATGTTCGAATAGTATTGGTGCTTCATTATCTCCACCAACTGCACCCCAACGACTGCTGTCGAATAATACTGATTTACCTATTTTACCTACACCTATCTTCATAAGAAACTCTTCCATAAGTTATTTAGTAGGAATAATAGTCCCATACCATTTAAAAGTATCAATGCTCTATCGTTCCAAATAAGAGATACCCATAGCCATAAACCTATACCTACAATACTTAAATATAAATCAATTTGAGCGTATTCCGCTACACCACGTATTGACATTGCACATAGTACAATTATTGAAGCTATCCATTTTAAATACCAATCTGCTGTGTATTTTGGATTCCTAGGCTCGTTCATAACTAATATTTGCCTCCGATAATAAATCAATTGTTAACATATTACTTTTTTCCCATTGTGATGGTATTTCTTCTGCTTGGTATACAACTCTTGTTACACCTGCTTGAATAATACCTTTTGCACATTCACTACATGTGGGTAATCCATATACATACATTGTTGTATCTTTTAAAGATATCCCATGGTGTGATGCGTTATATATGCAATTCATTTCAGCATGAACTACATACTTATATTTTAATTCTCTATTGTTTAACCTATCAGGTAAATCTTCAATTCCTTTAGGGAATCCATTAAATCCTGTAGCTATTATTCTTCTATCTTTTACAGCAATACAACCGATCTTCTTACTTGGATCTTTTGACCATGAAGATACTTCCATAGCCACATTCATAAATCTTTTATCCCACTTATTTACCAATTGTGTATTACTCCAGATATGATAAAGAAACACGTTATAAAGTTCATCCAAACAATAATACTTCTCATTATAGCTATAGTGTTTGCTTCTTTGTTGGTAGCTCCAACTTTTTCGCCTAGGGACTTAGCCCATAGTCTCCAGTAATTACTTAACAAGATTAAAGTGCCTCTCATATACATGTAAATTTTGCACTTGCCAATAAATATGGCCAAGTTCTGTTTTAATACCATTATAGTACAAATCAGTTTGTAGTTTTTCTTGTACATATCTTTGCCAAGCATAATCATTTCGATATCCAAACATTACATCATTGCTTCTCATTTGAACTGCAGCATGTAAGTATCCATCTCGAATGTAATAAGTAACAGCATTAGTACATATAAAATCATTCTTACCGTTTTCTTTATACTCACGCCATATGTTTGGTCTTTGGTATATCATTGAAGCTCTACGTGAGTCTGGATTAACTTCACACAATTCTTGAAGAACATGTTGATATTGTTTATGGTATTTTTTACTGAATATAAGATGTCCATAATTAGAATTGATTTCACCATGAGTATTTGCAGTATATTGCCAAGCTTGTGGTGCTTCTTTATCATTATAGATATCATTTATATTTGTTGACCTAGAGTTATACCAATCAATTTCTACTTTAATATACTCTTCATTCGGAGTACCAAAGATAGCAGGTTTATCAGCAACAAAAGATGCACCAAGTATTTCAATAGTCTTTACACCTGTTTTATCAGTTACATAGTTTTTAGCTTCTAAGTGTTTCTTAAATACTTCTTTTATGTCTGCTGTATTATTCACTTGATACATTATTATCTCCTTTTAAACCAATATTATTATTAGAGTTAAATGCATCTTTATCTAAGTCTTGACCTGGAATACCGTGTCTGCAATATGCAACAAAGAATGATGCATAATTGATTAGATCTTTTGCTGAATCTTCAAGAGATTCAAAGTTTGGTTCATAGTCGCTAGTTTGCATAGCTTCCATAACGGATGCCATTCTTAGCATTTTAGCATGCATAATGTCATGAATGGTTGTGATACCATTCGGATAGTAATCAGCTTGACTTATTTTAGAATTTGGATTCTGATAGTCATTGGACTTTTGTGTTTGTAGCTCAGCACATTCTTGTAGCACTCTCAAAGATTCTTTCATAATTTCTCCATAATATAGTTATATTATACCACAGTTTTGGTATAATGTAAATAGTTAATTTCATTTATTTTGGCTTGTAAATAATACCTTGTTCATTTAATGCTTGTTTATTCCAAAGGTGTCCTTGTTCTGTATCATCTTTAGATTGACCAAAGTATGGTACTGCATGATAGTTATCAATCATCATTTGGTTAATGCTACCAGATGCATTACTTGTAACACCTTCAAAGATAACATCAGTTTCTATAAAAAACTCTCCTAAGATTCTACCAAACTTTCCTTTGTCATGAGATTGTAAATACACTGTTCTGTATTCATTCTCACCTTTTAATAATTTTTCTAAAAAGTATTTTGATTGCTTACCATAAAACTTTTCTTCTAAATTTCGAGTCCTTGATTCTGGAGTATCAATACCCATCATTCTAACTCTTTGTTTTTTATAAACCATTCCAAAGCCTAAGTCGATATCTACATCAACTGTGTCTCCATCAATAATTCTACCTACATGAACTTTATATTTGTACATTATTCTTCTCCTATTATTGCTCTTATATATTCTGACTTTATAATAACCGCGGCTTTACCTTCTACGTTTACAGGCATTGCTTTATCCCATTCAAGGAACACTCTTTGGCCTCGTGTAATAGAACCATTTGCTCCTGACCCTACAGATAAAACTAAACCTGGTTTACTTGCGTTATCTATTGATTCTGTTAATATAATTCCACCAGCTGATTGTGATTCAGTTGGCACTTCTGTTATTAAGACATTGTCTGCTAACATTTTCATTTTTTTATCTCCTATTTATAGAACAAATGATTATCAATAGTAACAATCTGTTCAAGTTCTGATGCCCAATATGGCAATATATAATCAGCATGGTAATATAATGAACCTTCTGTTATATCTCTAACACCGATTTCTAGTAATAAATCAGCAACGTATAATGATTTTAACCATGTAGCAGAATCAACTGGCTCATCAGATTTTCCATCACAGTACCAACTAAACTGACATTGATTTCTAATAGGTACTTCATTACCTTTCCAATTAATAAAAGTCTTAGCTTGGTATATTACATCACAAACTTCACTAGGAAATTGATCATCTTCTACTCTATTTATAACAACAAGACCAACTGCAAGTTGCCCTGCAAAAGATTGGTTTGCTGACTCAAAGTAAATGTTTTGTGCCATACAATATCTATCGTTTTCTACAGAATATGCTTTTCCAGCAAATAAGATTATCATCATAAACATTAATGACCAACCTATTGCTAATAACCCTCTATCTATTTCTTTATTACTCATCATACATCTCATTTAATAACGGTTCAAATATTTCTCTTCTATAATTTTCGATATCCATAAGCATTGAACCTTCAGGCATTGATTGACAATATTCTTCATATGCTATATGTAGTTCTCTCTCGTGATAAAAAATCATAAGTTATTTCTAAACACAAATTCTATTGCTCTCTCTGCTTCCTTATTCATATCTCTTTTTAAATACCAATTACCTGTATCGCCATCTAATCCTCTACATAGATACTCGACTTCTTTAGCTGTAATTGGATAACCTTTGCTCATTGCATTACCAGCAGTAGATACCATAATTTGATACATCTTTGCATACCATCCAGTATCTGTTATTGATTTGTATTCTTCTACTTGTTTCTTATTTACAAATGGACAATCTTGATACCCTGTCCATGTATAACTTTTATTTGTAAGTTGGCCTTTACGATGTTCGATTAAACCTTTCTTAATTGCTTCAGGTAATCTATCAAAGAAGTTTTCGTTTGGTACAACATAAGGGTGAGAATCCATAAGTAAATGTGGATCCATAGTTTCGCCATCATGTGAGAATATAAAATTAAAACTGTTTTTGTATTTTGCTGGAATATAATACATACGGCTCAAATCTTTTGTTTGAGCATCTGCGATATCGCCGATTTCTTTATTAAGAGCATACCAGAAATGTTTGATTTGTTCTTTATCAATACCACATGTAAGTGGAAACACTAATCTGAACTTTGGTTTTTCTTTTGTTGATGATGCTGTAGAATAACATACATATTGATATT